TTATCTAAAAATTTTTTCATAAAAACTCTCACTGGAATATGTACATTATACAGACAGAACCAGCAAAAGTCAAGAACTATTTATAGATTTCGTCTATATAATCTTTAAAATGTTCTTCTATAATATCTTTTGATTCTGCCAACGATAGTATTTCTAGTAAACCTGAAAAGAGCTGCCGAGAATTGTTAAAATCCAATTCCATAGCTACACCTTCGGGAGAAGGCTTCCACTCTTCAGTAAAATCTAGATAATACTTTCTGACATGTAAGTACTCTATACCTCTAAAGGTATTGATAGTAAGCCTTACTTGTATCTCTTTATCCTCATTATAATGTATGATTTTTTCATATAGAGCGGGTGCTTCGTATAATTGCATATCATACCTCGTTTCTAAGAATAGACGAGAGAGGTACCACACTTGTTACGTTTTCGGGTTTGAGAAGTCGATATGAATCTGTGTCCCAGCAAAAAAGCAAAAGAGTCCTGTCGGATTCTTTTGCCCTATTTTTCTTGCCCGCTACATAAGGGGTGGTAAAGTCTAAAGTACAAACATTATACTTTAGTTTTTTAGAATTTTCACTGCGATAGGTGATTATAGCATCACCGTACTCAGTTACTAACGATGCTAGTTCCTCTTTTTTCACAAAATCTCCTTTTATTAGGTTAGCAAAATCTTTTGCTGTACTATATATTTGGAGAGCGGAAGCTTAAAGGTCTGTAATCGTTTTTAAAAAATGCCCGCCGAGCGCATCGTTAAGAGGCGTGGCGGGGCTTTAAGGTACTTTACGCTTCATTTATTGTTGTAATTATTGAAGTAAAGTATTGCGCGGCTTTACCAGTCAACTTAGAAATAATCTCTTCGTCAACAGATTGACCTGCATCACTTAAAGCAGCAGTAAGGGCTTCTTGGGCCGCTGCTTTAGAGATACGAGTGCCGCCTCCAGTTGTACCGCCGCTAGACTTAGCAGCGGGGGTTTTCTTAACATAAACGCCAGCTTTTGTTAAGATCATACGAACACCGTTAGGTGACTCGTCTAATTCTTCTGCAATATCTTTTACAATCTCCATGCTGGTTTCTGGAGTTGGTTGCGCTTCTTCATACATTGCTACTGCCTGTGCTTTTTTATCGTCATCCCAAGCCATGTTTCTTTTCCTTCTGTTAGTGTTTTTAAGTCCAGGTGCAAAACCTGTTCGTTCTAGTTGTTGCTGATAAAATCGGTCGCCCATTTGCTTCCATCACTTTATAAAAACATATTATATGTGAAATTAACCTTAAAGTCAAGAACTTTTTTTGTTACGCCAGTAATAATATTCCATATACTGAGGCCATCTCAAATACTGCTTTAAAGGATAAGCCCAATAAAGTCCTTGATATACTTTTTCTATGTTTTCTGAAGCATCGCACCAATTACACGGTGACCCTACTTCTGTACCTATTACAGTTTCTTTAGGGGCACAGAAGTGGTCCCACATTTTTATTTCCTTATCCATTCTTCTATCGTCCTTTTCTCTATATCTTCGTAAGTGTTAGACTCGCAGTGAAGTACTATTAACTTATCGCTTTTTGAATTTTGAGGTAAATTTACCCCTTGCAGAGTATAATCGTCGGTTATTTTTCTACCCGACGTTAGACTTTTAAAAGTAATAGTTACCCTCCCTACTTTTAGTGCTTTTATCATGTTTTCTATCATAATTGCTTATTTAAATCAATACCTAGTTTTGCTAGATGATTGAGCTTGCCCAAATCATGGGCACAGCTAGAGGCATAAAAGCCCCCTTTACCTGCGGCAGATACAAAGTCTAGTTCTTCAGCTTCTTTCTCAAATATATAAATTTGATACGCCTCACTACCATACTTCTCTAAGTATGTAGGGTTTTCGTATTTTTTATCCACAACTGCAGGGGCATGATATTTTGCAGACCATACTACTTCTCCAGCTTGAAAACTTTCAGATACACACTCATCTGGAAAATAATGTGGCGTTAATCTTTCTTCTTTGTTGCTCGGTCTTGATGGGACGCCAACTCTTTCGAGAATAGATCGTACAAAGGATGGACTTCTGAAGAGCCGCTTTGAGATATCTGAAACAGTATCTCCTCCAAGGAAGCTAGAACATGCCTCAGCGATTTCGCCATCACTCGCCGGACGACCTCGCAGACCTGCCTTACGCTTTTTGGTATATTCCTTTCTTTCGTCATGCTCTTCAATAATCTTTTGTAGGCGTGTTGTATTGTACGATATATTTAGAATATCGCACGCCTCTTTCTTAGTTATGGGTTTAGTACTAGCGGAGCCAGGGTTTAGAAGCGATTTCACTTTCTCTATGTTCTTCGCCGTTAGATTTTCGTGATCCTTCTTCTTTACATTCTTCCGCATATTCTAGCTCCAATAATAGTTCGCAATAGTGTATAATCTTTTTTATATCTTCTACACCGTTCTTTTTTCGATGTCGAGTTGCATACTTAATAATGTTACCTTCGATATATCCTAGCTGATTCGCATGAATATACTCAAGGGGTTGTATGGGCAAGTCGTAGTGAGAACCTCCTTCTTGCTTGTCTAGCGCATTGGCTGGACGCATTTTAGGCATTTCTCCACTAGGAGCCTCGTTAATATACTTTTTATCAGTCATTTAAAGCCTCCGCTATATCAGGAAAATGCCCTGATATAATATCCCAACATTGATTTGCAATGTCTATATGTTCTTTTTGTGTGCCATGACCCCGCCTCAATTCGCAATAATGAAGCCAAGAGCGCAAGGTGCCTGCCATATACAAAGTAGTTTCGGTCAAGCCCTCGGGTAGAAGCGCTCTGGCTTGTTCTTTAGCAATACCGGAATTGAGAGCCATTTCATAATAATCTTTTGCGACTCTTGCAACTTCGCTCTACATATCGTTAAATACTTCTTGGGCTTTATTCTGTCTCTCAGAATTTTCATCTACCATACTTAATTGTCTATTTGTAGCGTGTTGTTTCCTAGCCTCTCTTTTAGTGCTAAAAGTCTCACTTACTGCATAGCGTTGAGAAAATTCTTGAAAAGAAAAGGATCTATGCCTTAAGATCTGTCTAGAAATATCTCTGGTAGTTGTTATCTCCATAGTCATTGAAACCATTTCAAAAGGAGACCAGTGGCCTTCTTTTATTAAGTAACGAAGCAACTTTGACGCAGTTTTTTTATTATTCTGATTCATAGGGTTACTTACCCTAGCTGCATAAGCAATTAAATCTCCTGCTGTGTGACAACCCGAATTTGCACTGGGAGATGTCAGCCCTACTAATTTTACTTTACTTACCATTTTAACTCCTACTTATTCTTTGCTCATAGTCGGCTAGATCTTCGTTCCACCAAGGCGGCTTCTCTCTGCCTTTCCAACTACTAATGGATGCTTTGTCTAGCATATAAAAATTTCTGTAAGACCACACAGGGTGGTCACTGTCTACTAAGCCTCTAGGCATGTTGTCTGTCATTGCTAACTTGAAGGGAGTCTCCCCCACATCTTTCATATTTATCAACTCAGGCAGAGTTCTAATTACTTCAAAAGACTTGTGCGAACCTCCAGTTCTGTACGCCTGTTCTATAGACAAAGCATGAGCGTAGCAAAATGCCCACTCATAATTGGCTACAGACTCTCGCATCCACACTGTAGAGGGGTGGTTATGATGACACGCTAAATACGGAAAAATTCTATCTCCCATAGTTAACGGACGCTGTTCTTTCATAAACACTTTAAGTTTTAAATGCTCTTCAGAGGTCAACTTTCTAGGCACATAGCCTAGCAGATAATCAATCCAATGATTAGTACACATCATCTGAGCACACTCTAGCTGCATCTTGCCAACATGTTTGTCGATATGATACTCAGCACACTTGTCGAGGTCGTCGTCAAGTTTAAATAAATTCAATGGTAGTCTCCTAAATTTGAAAGTATATTATACTAAATTTTAGATAGAGTGTCAAGAAATTTATATCGTAAGGTCAAATTATCTATGATTTTTTAAACTCTCGTTTTTTGTCCATACTGTGATTGAATACTTCTCACCAGATACAAGAGGTAAACTACTATGGGGGTGTGTTATTTGCCCCGGCCAAATAAGTAAGTCTCCCACATTTGCTTGTTTGTTTGTGGTCTTCTGACGAGGAAAAAATAGTTCTCCTCCTTCGTAGTTGCTATTTAGTTTAAGGCTACAGGTAATATAACTGTCATCGTGATGTTTAGCTAATTTTGTCTTTTCAGATAGAGTATATCTAACAGCAAACATATTTATTATTTCTATGTCTGCTGAAGATATATCCCAGTACTTTGTAGCAGGTACCAAAACAGCTAATAAACCTTCTTCTAGTATACTGTGCCATTCTGGTAGGTCTTTTTTGAGATGAATATCGTCCGTGTGATGGGGTTTGCTAGCATCGTAAAACCAAGTGTTTTTTTCTTTCAGGCACTCAAGAATAATTTCACATATATCCTCGGACAAGAAGGGCGTGTGCAGTATATCAGCCCCTAAAGGTTTTAAATCTGTAGGGTGAAATAGATCATGTGACATTTTCCATTCTCGACATTAGTCGTTCAGCACGATTTGTTACTTGTTTATACCATCTAGAGTCTCTTCCTTCTGCTCCAGCGCCTGTCCAATCGCCTCTATCTAAAGCTGCTTTAAAATTTTTAAACTGACTTAATCGAGGTCTGCCCATATTAAACATCATGTTTATTAAAACTTCTTGCACTTCACTAGGCCAAGTATTAAAAAGTGTACCGTACAAAACCTCACACTCATTAATTGAAGTGTTTAAGTCTTGCTCAAAGCACTCTTTAACTCTTTCTTCAGAAACAGGGGTTCCTACCTCCAAACCAAACTCTGGATCAGACTCTAGAACCAAGTGTCCTACTCCAAAAGTTGGATAACCTAAATGATCTAAATATATAGTATATTTGACCCCTTCATCTATTTTTAATTGTTCAAAAACTGCTTCTTTATTCATATAATGTTCCTTTAACACTGCAAGGACTTTTCGTTTAGTCCTCTGCTTCATCTATATCATCCCATGTTGTTACGGTTCGATAATAAATAACTACTTCTTTCATTTCACGAATATATCTGCGAAGTTCCTGCATATTGTAGGACATTAATTCGTAGTCCCCTACAGACA